TTTTGTTACCTGGATACTGCCTTACCGCCTTCCTTCGCATTATTAGGACTGCTGGAGGTACTGCTGCGTGGCTATGGTTTTGCTTGTCTTTGATTTCTTCAAAAACAGGCTCGTCCGTTACCTCCAGATAGTCCTTAAAATCTTTCATTCTTCTGCGGCAGTATCTTCTGTGCCAACTTCTTCCGCACCAGCTTCCGGTGCATACATATTCATTGCTACCGCTTGTTTAGCAGCCGTAACATGAGCTGTCACTTTGTCATGGATGTTAGCATACAAAGCTTCTCTAAACTTTAAGCCATCGTTATCCATTGCATAATCAATAATATTTCGTGTTGAGTAATCTGCCATTTTTATCTCCAAAAGTTCAATTGGTTAAATATTTATAATATCCGTTTTAATTTCAATAAGGTGGACTCATTTGTCTGTGCTGCCTTGGTTTCTTCAGCAGCCTCATCTTCATCCACATCCGATGGACTTTCTGGTTGCTTAGGCACATTTGACATCATCATCTGCTGTGCCACTTCATTACCTACACCTACTGGAAGCCCCAGACCAGCTTCTTTTTCCTCATCAATCTCGTCTTGCATTAACTTGATTTCGTCATCAGTTAGGCGTAAGACATTGCGTTGAATCCAGGCTTGGGAGAAATACCGACCTGTGTATGGATCCACATTTGACAATAAAGCCAAACGCTCTTTCATTAACTCAGCATCTTTGAGTTCGGTAAAGTTATTGTCCTTAATGAAGTCATAATAGATATGTTCCTTCATTTCGTCCCATTCCTCATTGGTGCAGATACCTTTGAGTACGCACTGAACCCGCATAGCTTGGTCAAACAAATCAGCAAACTTGTTACGCAACCGAGCAACAAACTTAGCAAACTTTAATTCGTCACGGGTAATCTCATTGACACGACCTAATGAGAAACCAGCAGACTCAGGATTTAAGCGTGAGACCGGAACATTGAGTGCTTTGTAAAGCTTACGCTCAAAGTATTTAACGTCTTCCAGCTCTCCTAGGTTTTGACCACCAGGTAGCGTAGCAATTTCAGTACCTTTACCACCTTCACGGCGTGGTAACCAGAAATCTTCCATCATTGATAAGAATTTGCGGTCATCACGAACTTCACCGGTGTTAGCATCATATACAAGTTTGTTCTTGTATTTTACCATGATGTCACGCAGATATTGTTCTGCTTTTAATTTTGGTAAATTACCCACATCAATGTAAAAAATACGGCGCTCAGGTGCACGGCTAATACGATAGATAACAGTAGCATCTTCAATCATCCTTAATTGATTTAATGGCTTGATTGCTTTGTGAAGATAAGACAGTACCACGGCACGGCGAGAATCCATGAGACCAGAAACAACTGAGATAATGGAATCTGTGGTAATACGGACACCAACAGGACCAAAGTTGCTAGAAGAACCAGTAGTAACCTTATCATTGAAGATATAGTATTCATTAACAACATTCATTACCTCTACGCCAGTGCGTTCATCTTTTTTCTTCTTAATCTCACGCACTTTGCGGAGCTTTCGAGGATCAATGTAACGGAGTTCTTTAATACCTTGAGTTGGATTTTCACGGTCAATAATAATATGGTAATACATCTTACCATCAATATAATATCTACGGAAAATATCTTGTGCCATGTTGTTGTAGTTCAACAAACGCAACAAGGTGCTGAATTCGGTTTGTAATGCTTTTTTAATTTTTTCTGGTTGCTGCAAATCGTCCAGCACCATTTTGATAATCTTACCATCATCATCTTGGCAAATGGCTTCATTGATAATATCATCCACAGCCGATTCAATCTCAGGCTGCATGGCCATTTCACGGTAACGAGAGATGAGCTCTACTTCATTCTTGGCGGTCCCGTCTAAATCCACGTAGGTTCCATAATAGGCCGCACTGGTAATAGTGAGGGCTCCATCATCATTGACAGGAGGGCTAAAGGACTGCTGAACAGCTTGGTCGTCATTGCGTTGTTTTCTAGCAATTTCAAAACCAAATAAGCTAAATTTATTATTGTTTGCCATATTCTTCTAATCCAATTCAAAAAAAACATAATGAGAGGACCGAAGCCCTCTCGTAAAATAATTAAACGTCTGTGCTGACAGCATTTGTCCAATACTGATAGGCAAATGTTACTGAATATTCTTCAATAGTATCATTTGAACCCCAATCTAAATCAATTGGAGCAATATCAACCGGGAACATTCCAACAAACTTATATTGATTGATGGAAGCACCAGCTTTGCCGTATTGGTTAACTGTAGCATCAACTGTGTATGAAGATGGTGATGTTGCTGCACCACTGCGTACATTGCCTGCGTGGCTATTAATAGCATTCATCCAAGATTCCATAGAATTACGAATCGTGAAGTCTTCGTCATTAATAATCTGCAATGTCCAGTCGGTGAAGGTACGATTACCAGCAAACTTCATCTCACGACCAAAGTAATAAAGAGGTACAGTACCTACGGTGCTACCAGGTAATTGTGCCGCTTTAGCCATGAACTGAAGCTTTTGTCCAGCTGCTGTTGAGTTGTTAGCGAATGTAGGTAATGTTAGAGTTACTTGAAATAGATTGGGACGGGCTCCGTCACCAATCAAATTTGCTCTAAATTCGGATACATTAAATGTCATTTTTTTCTCCTATATCCTTATTTATTAGAACTGTCCAACGACTTCAGTAAAGTCTACACCTGTACGCACTGCCACAAAGTTCAACTGAATGTAGTTGATGCTGCGGGAAGGTTTAATGTAGATATCACCAACAAATTGGTTAGCATCAATAACAGCAGGAGTGTTGTTTGTAGAATCACAAACTACTTTGAAGTCATAGATACCACGGCGTCCTTGAACATCACGGAGGAATGGAGTTACCAAAGCAACAAACTGTGACTGTGTGAATGAATCGTTGAATTCAAACAATGAGTACTTAGCAGCTTGAGCAATTGTCTTTTCCAAAACAATAAACAATCTACGAACATTGATACGGTCAAATGCAGATGGTTTAGCTTGTAATGTTTTGTCACCGTACAGAATTGTTCCGTTAGATGGGAATGTTACTACTGGATTGATACCAACAGAGTACAGAGCATCACGCTGAGTCTTGTTTGGATTCCATGCCAATTTAACAACATTCTTCAGATTACCACGATTGTATCCAGCTGGAGAGAACCATGGATCACGAACTGAATCGGTGTATACACAAAGACCAGCAATATCACCGTTCAATGGTACCCAACGATATGTGTTGTTGTATTTGTCAAACTGATATTTCCAACCGGTATCGGCAACAGCATAAGATGTTGAACGAGCCAATGAATTGTTCCAAGCAATGATGTTATCAACTTCAGAACCAGACTGACCAATTACAGCATCAGAAGGTGGTGAAATGAAAGCCACACAATCACGGCGTGTATTAACAATGTTATCAATTACCCATTGCTGAACTGTTACATCATGGCCACCAGTCATTACTAGTGAAACATTAACTTCATCAGCATTAGCAAAGTAACTATAAGAATCAATTACATCAGAATCTTGTATTGCTGCTTCAGTACCACCAGATAATGATACTGTTTGTGCTGTTGCAACGGTAGCAAATGATGTATTCGCTAAAGGTTGACCCCATGTAGCATTAGTTGTGCTATAGCTTACTGGATCAATTGCGTAAACATACTTAGAATTATTATAGATAAAGTTCTTATAGTAGTTTGAGTTACCCAAAGAATCAATTGAATCAGAACCTTTTGAGAGATACTGGAATACTTCTAATACAGTATTCTTGGTACCACTAATTGAGCCTGTGGTATCCATAACAACGATATGTACTTCATCATTGGCCGCACCGGCTGCTGCAGCTTGTGCAGAAGTTCCTGGAGCCCCAGTAACATAATTAGCAATACCAATACCGTTAATGTTCCATGCGGGTGAGAATGAAGCAGAATCAACCAAAGAGATTGTTAATGAGTTACCTACTACACCAGGATAACGAGCGGTGAAAGCACCATATTCGTTGTCGTTACTGCTGACCAAATATGTAGTTTGAAATACATCTTCATTGGCAATTTGAACACCAGGAGCAGCTGCATTAGCAGTAGCATTGAATGTATTGTTGTTTGCTGTACGAACTAATTGAAGATTGTTGCCGTAAGCCAAGAACGAAGCGGCAGTAAAGAAAGAAACATATGTATTAGCATCCGGACTACCAAAGACTTTTGCTAAGGTAATTTCAGAGTCCACTAGAATTCTTTTGTTTACTGGACCCCATGTAAAGTCTCCAGCAAAGGCGCCGGCTGTAGTTAGAATTGAAGGTACGACTGTGGTTAAGTCAACTTCAGAGACATTTACACCGGGAGAAATTTGAAAACCCATTTTATCATCTCCTTGATTATAATATGATATTGGTAGTTATAGTACCATACGGTTATTTATGAATCGCCATATTTAGAGTTTTTTGCTTACCTATGGATTTCTCTAAAGTATGATGCGTAAGTCTCACCAGAATCCGCCTTTTCCCACACATCTCCGCCTTCCATCATAAAATTATGCTCTAAACCGTCTTCAATGACTGGGGCTGGTGGTGTCAATTCGTCAACTTGATTCATATTCTCCAGCTGGAGTTGCTTACGAATATCATGGTTAACGATTTCTCTAAAGTATTTCTGCGTGGTTATCCAAGCAAACATGACCAGACCCATGACCATATCATCGTTAGCATCCGATTCTGCTGCAAATGAGTTCTTATTCGCAACAAAGGTGGTCAGTTCCGAGATGGTATCAAAGTCATTGACAACCAACTTATCACCTTCAATCAAGGTTTTAAGATTGGAACAACCAATCCGTTTGACTTGTGGTGACATTTTGAGTCCTAGCTGGACACCTCTGGCAAATCCAGCGGAGAGTTGCTGAGGCTTCTTGTTACCGGTAAACACTTTCCAAAGGTTCTCGTACTCCAAGTCTTGGTGCAGGATATCAGCCACTTGTGGAGTATTATTGATTTCCACCAATACATACGCATCATTGTATAGCTTGGCCGCATTATAGATTTCAGTTGGAAACAGTATAGGAGATACAGAAGAACTCTTATAAGTTGCCACCTGCTCATATGGAGTGGTGGAAATGTCAATCACCGAGAATGTGGAGCAGTCTAATCCTTTACCTTCCGATACATCAACCACCAGTGCATACAGGTGGTCTTTAGCATTATCGTCATCACCTTTCACTGGAGGCTTGTAGATTTTAACCTTGTCATGCTCCGTGACTGGATCTTGATAAACCATTTGCTGAAGTTTTAGTCCAGAAATAAGCGTATTGGAACTGCCAAGAAACATTGTAGAAAACTCTTGGTCAAAATTGTGTTCTCCAATGTTTTTAATCGTTTCTTCTTTCCAAGTCTCATCACGACCTGGTACCTGCGACCAATGTACTTCAAATGGAACATAACTGTTTCGTTTATTGACCGCATCTGTCCAAATCTTATAAAACAGATTCATGCCGTTAGGAGTAGACACAATAATAATCTTGGTCTTGGTGCCAGCAGTAATCACCGGATAAACGGAAGTCATAAATTCTGAAGCAATATTGGATGGTACAAAAGCAAACTCGTCAAGTAAAACACAATTATATGATCCAGACCGTGCTGCTGAAGAAGATGTTGAATCGGCAGTAATTTTGGAACCATTTTCTAGTTCAATGTGACCTTTGTTCCATTCCAAAACACCTTGCTGTAACCATATTGGAAGATTTTCATAAGCCAGCTGCAGCCGTGCTAAAATGTCTCTAGCTGTTTTGCCTCTATTAGCCAACAATGCAATATTATAGGAATCTTGAAATAAAATGCACCATAACATATAAATTACTGAAGTTGTGGTCTTGGATGATTGTCTAGGACACTTCAAAATTACAAAACGATTTTCATCAAAAGTTTGTAACATTGTTTTTTGGAAATCATACAAATTTATATTTACCAATCCGTGGTCAAGAGTAATAATCTTAACATACTTAGCAAAATATAGTACATCTTTAGAGCATTTAACATATTCATCAAATTGCTCTTGCGTATAATTTACTTTGACACCAATCTTTTTTAGATTAGCATTATCACGGTACGATTCTTTATTTGTTGCCATTATCTTTTAATAACTTCCCAAGGTCTGCTGTGGAACCAACAAAAATTGCTTTATCAATATTCGTGTTAGTCACTTCTTTCTTTTGGTCCATGTCACGCATTTGCTTTTGAATATTCAGCAGTTCTTTGTTAGCATCCACCATATTTTTAAGCAAGGTAGCATATACTTCAAAGCTCCTAGGATGCTGACCGGCCTTGGCAATATCCAGCATT